TTTCTCATAGTTTTATGTTTTTATTCATTCTATAAAATGCTTGTAGTCTATCGTTTATTATTTCATACTGCATTGTTCCGTTTGTTTCTTCTAAAAGGTTATTTAAGTTTTCTATTATTTCATAGTTATATTTTTTTGTTTGTTGTTGTTTCTTTAGTTCGTTTTTTAATTCGTTGTTGTTAAATCTTAATGTGTTTATTTGTTGCTGTAATGCTTCTGTTTCTGTTAGTTCTTCTATTTGTTTGTCTACTTCTATAAAGTGACTTAAAATAGTATCTTTAATTGCTTTTAAGTCTTTATTATCTTTACTGTATACTTCATACATTCTTAATGCGTGAATGATTGTAGCGTGGTTTAAATCTATTGTTTCTCCTATTGATTGTAATGTTTTATGTGGCTTTAATTGTTTTAGTATTGTGCAATATAAACTTCTTATTTCAACTGTATTTTTCTTTCTTGTTTTTATGTTTATATCTTCGCCTGTTTCTTGGAGTATTATTTCTTTTAATCTTTCTGTTATTTCCATTTTGTTTTATTTTTAAAATTCAAATCTTAATTTTTCTTTTGTTGCTTCGTGTGTTTCTTGCTGAAAGAATAATCTTAATTGATTATCATTTGTAGTTTTATATATTCCTTTTATAAAGTCTGTTTTGTTCTTTTTATCTTTAACATCGTTTATGTTTTTAATTTCATAAATCATTGTTATTCCGTTTACTGTTTCGCAAGTTTCAGTATTTACATTTGAACGTACTATAAAACATTGTACTTTTGTTTTGTCATTTAAAGTAACTCCTACATAATTTGATAAATGCATAAGTGTATTTAAAGAAGTTGTATCTTCATTCTTCTTATGGTCAATCATAAAAGTGTTATATTTATATTTTGTAATCATACAATCTATATCTATAATTGAACGCTTAATATCTGTTAATTCACTTATAAGGTAATTAAACTCGTTATTATGGTATTTATTATTAAATTTTTTTCTTGTTTCCATTTTATTGTTTTTTATGTTTTTCTTTTATTATCATTGGCGTTGTATTTATCCATTTAACCCTATGATGTAATCTATTTGAAGTAAATCCCATCATTGAAACAGTTACTGAACTCGGGTGCATTAATACAGAGTGAAACGATTTAACATAAGTTCCTGATGAATTATATATTTCAGTCATACCACCTTTTTGGCTTTGTGTTGCTGCTTGTTCTAAACCTATAAAAGGTAAAGTTAGAAAAAGCATACCTCTACTTGCTAAACTCGTATAAGTATTTACATCTTCATTTATACTTCCAATAAATTGAAATGGTCTATCAGTTGAACAAAAAAAAGAATTCATACATTTTCTTGAATTAAATTTATAATTACTTATCATACCACAAGATTCGCCACCAATAAAATCACCGCCTTGTGCAAAAGCTATACTTGTACAATTAGTATTTTTAAAAAAATTTATATACATATCGAAAAATTTATTAATATTTTTAGTAGAACCTTTAGTAATATATTTATCTACAAATCTATATCTAAATGAAGTATAATCATCATCAAATTGAACAAAATATCTTATATTTAATCCTTCAGCTATTTTAAAACAAGCATTTCTTGCGTGAATAATAACTTTTCTATTATCAAAATTATTGCCTTCATCTATTGAATCTGCCATAGCTTTTTTATCAAAAATCTTTACGTTTTCTAAACCGAAATTAACAATATATTTATCTATAGACTTATCTTCATTATCAATGACTAAATAAATTTTTCCTGTATAACCACTTTTTTTTAAAGTTAAATATGTTTTAACGTTATCTGCCCTTCCGTGTGTTAATATAAAAACACAAAAATCTTTATTCTCCATATTCTTCTAAGTATTGCGTTCTTATTTCATCACATAATTTAACATATCCTAACTGAATTGCTTTTTCAAAATCTATTATTACAAGTGCGGATTTTTCCATTAAATTTTGCATTTCTTTATTTGAGTTTGCGTAATAATCAGCTATTTTTTCATAATTAAATACGTTATGTCTCCTTGATGCATCCATTAAAAATGTTTTTTCTTCAATAGATAAATTTGAATTATCAATTTCACGCATTAATCTATGTGTTTTTTCTTTATTTACTAATTCTAAAATATGTGGTTTTACATTTTTAGGTTCATAAATTGGCGCTTCAATTTTAGATGAATATTTTTTTTCATTTTCATCTTGTTGGAATTCATTACCAAATAAGTTTATTTGTTTCATTTTAATTTGTTTTAAGTTTTAATAAATTATAACATTCAATATATCTTTGTTTTGCTTTTCCTTTATGTATTGTTTTAAATAATTCATAAACTCTTTTTGTATATCTATATCTTGACGTACAATCTATAAATAATTTTTCAGCATATTTCTTACCATAACCTTTACAATATTGCACATTATCAGCAGTATCACCGATTATCATTTGCTCATAAAAATTATACAATGCTTCTTCTTCTGATATATCATAAACGCATCTATGTTTGAAATGATAGTTATACATCAAGCAGGGAAATTGTTTGTAATCTTTATCTATCGATATTATCATAACGTTATTTCTACCTTGTTCTTGTGAGTAATTATACCAATATCTTGCTACCATATCATCTGTTTCAACTCCGTACCCTACTATTGAATTATATGATTCTTTTACAAAAGTATGCATTTCATTTAATAATGGAGGTAATATCCCGCCAATTCTATTAGCTTTATATTTATTACTAATATATTTTCTAAAATTACCTTTTGAGCCAGAAAATACTAATACTTTTTCAATTTCATATCTTTCTTCTAAATCATTTATAATTTTCATAAATCCCTCATCAAATTTATGTATAGAATCATTAATATTAGTATAATATTGCTCATCATCTTCGTGTTCTTTTCTTTTATAACAACTTGCAAATATCAAACTATCTGCATCAAATAATAGTACCATTAGTTTACGTTTTGATTATTAATTATTAACTTTAAAATATGATTGTAAACTCTTAATTCACGTTCTGTACTGTTAATTATTACAGTTAAATGTTCTTCACTAATTAAACTTTTACCGCTTATTAAATCATTAACTGCTTGATGTAATTCTCTATCCAATCCAATTACTTTAGATTGTATTTTTATTAATGCTAATTCATTCATTATCGTATTCTTATTTTATCTAAATTAAACATTGTTTCATCGTAATTTAATACTTGTTTAACTACTTCTTCATAAGCATTTGATTCTTGCCATTCTTCTATTAATGCTTCTGCTACCATTGTAAGTTTATTTCTTACATACACATTCTCTGATAAATTTGATAACTCAATACAGTTACTTAGTGTTTCAATAATTTCTTGCTTTGTCATAATGTTTGTTTTAAATTGTTATACAAATATAAACAAGTTTTTAACACAAAATACATTTTAACAAAAATTTAACATAAAAAAAAGCAACCATTTCTGATTGCTTGATTTCCCGTTTTAAAATTACTCGTAAATGTAAGACCTACCGCTAAACCTTTTTTGATAACTTTTGATTAATTATTTTTCTGTATACTTCATTAACTGATTCTTTATTGTTTCCACGTTTCCAGTTAAAATCTATTATTCTATTTATTCTTTGTAATGCTGATTGTTTACTTTTCATATTGTTTTAATTTTTCTAAATATAATATTAAATCCATTGCTTCTTCTTGTGCGTGTTGTAGCCATTGTAAGCGGTCTAAATCTTCTCTGTCAAGTGTAACACCATATTTATTTATTCCTACTTCAGAACGCTGTTTAAATTGTTCTATTACTGATTCTACTATTGTGTCTTTCATTTGTTTAAATTTAATAAATATAATATATCATTCAATGCTTTAGTATATCCTATTTCTGCATCAGTTCTATTTTCTAAATATTTAGTATCATAATCATTTAATGATTTTACTATTGCTTTTATTATTTTTTTTCTTTTCATTTGTTAAATCTTTTTGAGTGTTGTGTATAAAGTTCCATTGTTTTTTTTAATGCTTCGTATTCTGTTAATTCTAAATCTTGTACGTTATCTTTTAAAGTATGTACTTCTAATCTATTTGATATTTGAAATTTAACTACTTTGTATTTCTTTGAGTTTTGTATTGGCTGTATAACATAAGCTAAATCATTTTTATGACAAATATAACTACATTGTAATTCTTCATCTGTTGGAATATATTTTTCTAATTGTTTCTTCGCCATTAGTCTAATTTTAAGAACTCAGTTTCAGCGTGTTTAACGAACCATTCTTTATTTTCTTTATATTTATCTATAACTGCATTTATCATTACTAATTCATCAATTGTAGAAGTCTGTAGCTTTGTTATTATATCTTCAATGCTTCTTAAAATGTTTGTTGTTGTTTCTGCATCTGTATTATAGATAATCTTATATTCATTTCTTACAACTTCTTCTAAGTCTTTATTTAAACTGTTAATTTTGTGTTTAATTTGTTGTTTGTATTGTGTTGTAAAAAACAAACTTTCATTTGCTTCAAGTAATAATTGACTTAATATTACTGATTTTAAATACTCTTGCTGTATTACATTTATTTCCATTGTTTTGCTTTTGTGATTTCTAAATATGCTACTTCTTTTTCTACTTTATTGGTATTATAAAAATGTGTTGTTGCTGGGTTTTTAAAGTTAGTTTCCCATTCAGGTATAATTATGTTTAAATTAAAACTATAAATACCTTTTGGAGTTGAATTAAAATACATTGGTATATCTAAATGCTTTTCACATTCTTGCTTCATTGCATCGTATTTCTTTTTTTCAAGTAATAAAGTACTATAATGTGCTTTTCTGCATTTTAATTCTAATCTATGACCTGTAGCGGGACTGTAACAATCCCACCTTGACATTTGATTTTTAGCTTTAACTAAATCAGGATAAACATTTTCTTTTAACCAATCAAATAAATCTGATTCTTTCCAGTTAGTCATTTAATTTATATTCGTTATAAACTTTTCTTAGTTCTTCTATTTTACCTTTCCAACAAGAACCGCAAGAACTTAACTGTAAACGATAATTAAATACATTGAAATAAATATCTGAAACTGCTAATTGTTCTGTTGGTGTTAATGTGTTTTTTAAAGGGTCTAAAAACCCTGTTAATAAATTATAATCTGATTCAGTTAAACAGTTAATGTTTGAATTATAAGGAAACAATTTATTTAAAGTTTCTTTTCGTTTGTCGCATCCACAATCTATTCCAGTTGCTTTGCTAAATGTTTCTACTACTGCTTTAATTCCTGTTGCGGTTGTGATAGCTTCTATTGTATCACCAAAACCTTTTGCTTTTCTTTTAGCCATTTTAATTGTTTTTAATTAATAAATTGTATTATAATCATTATTACTGTAATCCTGATAATCTTTCTGAAACTTTGTATTTAATATTTCTTTGTAATTCTTAATGCTATGAAAAATTGATATTAAACTGATATTTGTTTCTTTTGCAATATCACGCATACTCATATTTGTATCTCTATACAATTTAAACAGTTTGCGGTCATACCAGTGCCAATTATCTATTTCTTCGTCAATCATTAAACATATATCATTATACGCTTTATGTTCTTCTACGTTTGAATCATCAAATAATTCCCAACAACCATCAAAAGATACTTTATTAATCTTTTTCTTTTTGTTGTAAAACTGATAATAAAGACTTCTAAGCGTAAAAAACATATATCCTTTTCGTACATTACCATTTACATCAATTAACTTTGTAGCATCAGCGTATTTCATTAAAGCAATGTAACTTTCTTGGACTATATCTTCAGCATAATCGTACTCACCAAGTTTATGAATTACTTCTACCCATTCTTTGTGATGCTTCGCCACCTGTTCTAACCATTTGTAGTCGTCCATAGGAAATTAAAAGATATAAATAAAATTAGTATTTGAATTGTATGGTCTGTTTCTGTATCGTAAACATCGTCATTATATAAAGCACCGAACATAATGCCTTTAATTGGTGTAATTAATATATCACAATCAACAAAATTCATTACTATAAAAACTACTGCTAAAACTAATACTAATAATACTATCATAATTATAAAACTTTAATTGTTAAAAATGCTTCTTTTTTTTCTGTAGTTATTTCTTTAATCTTAAAATTTACATTGATATTAGTTAATTCTGAATCTTTGTCTTTTAGTAAATTCATTAAATTTTCAATTTCAATCCAGTTGTATTTTGAATCCATATCAACTAATTGTTTCAAATATAACAACTTTTCGTTTAAGTCTTTGAAATAACTTATTAACATTTTGTTATCTGAATTTAATACTAACATTCTTGTAGCTGAAGTATGTAAATCGTTTATGTGATTTTTAATCGTTGTTTGCATATTACATTTTTTTTAATTCATCTAAAACTTCCCAATAATAATCTTTATATAATTCAGGTAAAAACATATTTTGCAATATATATATTACTGAAAATATAGCTGATTGTTTTGCCTTTTCTTTTGTTAAAATTAAATCAACATAAAATGGTATAAAAATCATTTTAGCTGTTTCTTTAGGTGTTTGTTCTAATATTTGTACCATAATTTAAAATATATCTTTTAATGGGTCGTAAAATGCTCCTTCAACTTGTGGTAATCCAAAACTATTAACTTTAAAACTAAAGTTTTCAAATGATGCATTTCTACTACGTTTACAAGATACTGTAACTAAACCCTTGTTTACTGTATTAAGTTCTAATTGTATCTGTGTTTCTGTTTTCTTTTCTAAAAACGAACCTAAATGACCTGTAGGCTTATCTGAACCAAAATTACTGTGTATTACAGTTATTATATGACAATTTAATTCCTTTGTCCATTTCATTAACTTTTGAACTACATTATTAGATTCTTCTATATTATTTACATCAGAACATAAATCTGCTATTCCATCAATAATTACTAAACCAATATTTTTACCTTCTAATTTGTCATAAAGATAATATTCTATAAAGTCTATTCGCTCTTTAAATGATAATTGTCTTAATGCTAATGTATGATATTTGTCTGTTTTTATTGAAGTCATATCTAATGGTCTTTTAAATACCATTGCAGCGTGAAAATTCCCTTGCTCAGTATCAAAATGAACTAAATGTTTGTCATTTCTATTTGCTTTTAATTCACCGCAAAATGATTCTAAATGTTCAGCTAAATAAATAGCAGATAATAAACTTACAAAAAATGTTTTCTTTGATTTTGGTGGTGCTTGTATAAAACTAAAGTTTCCGTATGTTCCTAAAGGTACTGGATAACTAACTTCGCCATCTTTTGTTTCATAACTTTTAGTACCAAATGATATTGCAGGTTTTGGATGTTCTATTTTTTCTAATGGATTAATAAAGCAATCTTCCTCATACATTTGCATTAATAACCTTTGTGCTTCTTTATCCATATTATCGTTTTCTTTGTTTAAAAAAAGGGTAGCTTTTACACTACCCAATTAAATTTAGAACGGTAAATCCGCTTCTACTTCTTTTGCAGTAACTTCTACTTTTTTATCAGCGAGTTTAATATTACCATCTGTCCAAACTACATTTCCATTTCCTAAATAAGACTTTGGCTTTTTAGCTTCTCGTTCTTCTTTAGTTTGTGAATCTGTAGCAGAAACATTTTGTCCCCATTGGTTTGATTCATCGTTTACTCCAATTGTGAAATTGTAATAAACTGCTCCATCTTTACCTTGAACAAACTTCTCTTTTGGTAATTTGTCTACTCTTAAACTTAAATTAATTAATGCACTCATATTATTTGTTTTTTATTGCTTACCTTTTTTTACTGTTGTCAGCTATTCAGTTTTATTATTTAACTTTTAGTAATTCTGCACGAACTGATTCCTGCATTTTGTATTTAGTTTGTATTGCTTCAAAGTTACCACCATTTTTTAGATATTCAATAGCTTTATTAAATTCAGGTGTGTTTTTATTTAAAAACTTCTTTTCATCAGCTACTGGTTCTTTATCGTGCTTATTAACCGCATCAGAATCTTGTGTATCATCAATTAAAAGTAAGTTACCTAATGCGTACTTCTTTGCGTAACTTGATGCAGAACCAAATTGTTGAGGTACTTGCATTCCTTTTTGGTGTAAATCTACACCAACTATTGCAACTGCGGATATTTCATTAATCCCGTTATTATCTAAAATTGTAGCTTTAGATTCTAATATTGGAATTATAAAATTATTATTTAAAATAATTGATTCAGTTATAATAAAACTTACTTGGTACTTTTCGTTAAATGGTTTTAATGCTTCTAATATATCTTCAGCACTTCTAAAATTGTATTTTCCAAAACTATTAAATTTTGATTTGTTTGCTTTAAATTCTTTTTGAATTAAAGACAGTTTTTGATTTAATGTTAATTCCATTTTAGTTTATTTTTAAGTTATAAATTTCTTTTTTAATTATTGTTTTATATTCTTTCGGACAATCTTTGTCTAATGCTTCAAAGCAATATCCCGATAGTACGTTGTTAACATTTTCAAGTTCGCAAACTCTTGCCTGTAAACTTTCAATTTGAAATCTTTGGTAGTCTATTAAATCTTTCATATTATAAAAAATAAATTGTTGTTAAATAAATTAATGTTAGTGTAATCATAAATGCTAATGATAATGCGAAATCTTTTAAATTCTGTTTCATAATGTTTGTTTTTAAGTTATTATTGTTATGCAAATATATAACTGTTTTTTGAATATAAAACTATATTAACAAAACTTTAACAAATAAAAAAAGCTACCTTTTACAGTAGCTTCTTAAAACAAAGAAAAACAAAAACAAATTTTTAACCTAAATCATTAACCTTATTAGTATAGTATTCTATCATTTCAATCAAATCCACATCTGCAAATTTAACTATTTGTTTTGACTTAATATGCATTTCTTCAGATAACTTATTACCAAGATATTGACTAAATTTATATTGTTCACCTGAACGTGATATGTTGCACCCATAACATTGAACACCAACATTAGTTTCTAACCATCTTGTAGAATAATGCCTTCTACTCATAAAATGACCGCATTGTAACTTTTTATAATGGTCTTTCTTATTACAAGTAATACATTCAGCTATTTCATTAATAGCATCTTTACGTCTAATGTATTGACTAAAGATTGTATCTAATTTTATTACTAAACTTTTTCTTGTTGGTTTCTTCATATACAAATGTACTTTTAAGATATTAACATTTTTGTTAAAAAGTTTTTATTTTTGTGTAAATTTTAATTTGTAGTTTTGCAATAGGTAAAATATAAAATACTTTAAAAAATGAAATATAGATTTAAAATAAAAAACAATAAAAATAAATTTTTAGAATAAAAAGTTTTGAAAGTTTAAAACATTTAGAAGATTATAAAATAAAATTAAATGAAAATAATTGTTTAATATTTAAAATTTCAGAAATAATTTATAAGTAAAATCTGAATCTTTTGTATAAATAATAACAAACTGGAATTAAAAGTAACCATAAGTAATTCCAATAATTCTGTTTTCTATCTATATCCTTTTTAAATTCTTTAACTGAAGTTTTAGTTAATTCCTTTTTAAGTTCATTCTTAACGATTGTTTTCTTTTCAATATGTAAACTATTATCTTTTACTTTTTTGTATCTTAAAACAACGTTTTTGTACGTTATACCGTTTACTA